ACATTTCATATCAATCAATGGTATATCCCCACCATCCTCAACATTCCTCTTCACAACCTCTTCATTCACTCTCTGGAACCATTCCTTCAATTTGGGCGATAAAACACCTAATGTATTACCTATCCTATGCTTCCTACTATTCTCTGAAGTCTCAAGACTAAGACCATTCAATACTGGAAGCAACCATTCCCCTTGATTAAACATCAACATCGTCTTCACCATCACTTCAGTATAAGTTGTATGACAAGGAATCCTCACCTTAACAGCCTTCAAAGTCTTACTTCGCTTACCATCCCAACAGTAATAATCACTGCCATTTATAGCCTTCACATCAATCTCAGACTTCAATATATGACAAATATCTACTGGGGCTAAACCTTGCCACAACACCATTTCCATAAACAAAAACCTTGCAAACAATGCACCGTTTTTATCCATCAAGTCATCCAATACACCATCCTTATATGTCCATCTGTTACCATTCCTCACAATAATATCATCAAGCAACATTTCCTTCATTATATCAAGCGTTTTCCAATGAATATAATCTAACTTTGATGCACTCTTGAATTTCAATGAATATTTCCACTCTTTAAAAGGATAGTCATCAGCAGACATCAATCCCTTCTCAATGGCATAATTGGTAATAGCACCAGCCTTACTTAATACCATCTTGATAACGCCATCACTAAGTTTCTTCTCATTCTGCATCCACTTTATAAAACGCTTCACATAATCCAATGTTAACTGGTTTACAATCACCTTGTCATTATCAAACTCAGAAATGAGATGATATAGGTATTTCCAATTGTAAGCTGTATTCTCCTTCAATCCTTTCTCAGCAATATAATCGCAAATAAGCCCATTTAAATCGTTTCTGTGGCCACTTAATACCTTCTTTGGTGCAAGTATCATCTGGGGCGTATAAACCTCTCCTAGACGCTCGTATTCATTCCTTCTCTCTATTGCTTCATTCTTCAATTGTTGAATGGCATGATTAATCATTACCCAATTTGGATAGCCTTTCTTAACACATTCAGATTTCTTATCCCAATATTTAGGAACACAACTGTAACTTGTCGATATTTCTTTTCGACCATTAAACGAACACATCAGCATAATTGGATTTGTACCATCACTGAGTGTTTTTCCTTCTTTCAGATAGAGTCTGATTCTCGCAATGCTTACTTTCATAATTTGACGATTTTAGTGAAACCTACGGTGCTACTTATTAATTCAGTTTGCAAATTTAGTGCGATTTTTTGATTTCGCAAAATATTTCGCCAAATATTTTATTATCAGCCACTTAATTTAATTCTGGTTTTCTTACATTTTTACCCTAGTTCGTTGTAGATGAATGAAATGGATAAAATATTAGATTGCTGATTATCAGACATTTAGGAGCGTTAGTAAATAATCGGTGCTATCTACAGGGCAATTTAAAAAATTTTTTTCTCTAAAATCAGTATTTTCGCAATCTATCTGATATTTATATATAAATAACGATACTATGGAGACATTTATTTTATTTATGGGATTTTTATGTGTTATTTACGAATTAGATAGAATAAATAACAGTTTAAAACAAGGCAAGGAATAATTATATTTTAATAAAAGAGTTGATGGAAGACAACACAGCAGTAACAGCGTATTTCAGCTGCATAAACCAAAACTATAATAACCTCAGACAAATCTGCAAGGATGTATGTGTACGCAATAAGGAGAAATACTCAGAAGACACAGTAAATGATACAGTAATCCAAATACATAAGATAATCATCAAGAAAGGACAATTGGATGACATGTCTTGCAGTGGTATAATGAGATATTTTGTACGTTCATATGTAAATAATCTCCGTTGCGAAAAACGATATGCGTATCATAAGAAGAGGGATTACAACATTACACAGGAGGAATTCAATGAGAGGTATGAACAATCACTATCAAGCAAGAAGGATAAGATAATAAAGGATTTGCTAGAAGATTTCTCTGTTCTATACATTATGAAACTGGTTGAACTTAACTTTGATGCAGAACATTTCTATCTTTATCGTCTCAAGACATTATGTAACAAGACATATAAGCAGATACATGATGAGACAAAGATTAAGAAGTCCAGAGATAAGATACTTGAGGTCTCAAATTGGGTCAAACAGAACTTGACAAGGGATATGATAAAAGCAGAGTTCTTGGACATTTATGGCGATTTAATTGAAAACTAAACAAATACAATCATGTTTATTGAAATATTACAAGTAATACTAATCCTTGCGATGTTTATTCTAATCAGATGGTTCGCATGGAAAGTAACAGAGGTATGGGGATTACCAGAGTGGTTGCAATATAAACCTTGGAACTGTAAGCTGTGTCTTACATTCTGGTCTCTATTATTCTCTTATTTAACAGTTGGGTTGATATTCCATCTACCTATAACATTATATGGTGGCATTGCATTAGCAATATTAAATGCATTAGCAATGTGGATTGACCAGAAAAATAAAACAATTAAGATTGACGTTGACGAAATAAAGAACGATAGGATAATATATTCTACGTTAGATAATAACAATAATATAATCATTAAGACAAATGAAATGGACAAATGAAGATGTTTCAATGGTGGAGAAATTCATCGACATCAAAAACAAAGGCTATTACTGTGATGGTGGACAGTTGACTGAGGTATATAATCGAGTTCTTGAGAAATCAGCACCTCCTACGAATTGTGGAAGCTGTATGAGAGCAAGAATCTCAGAACTGGAGACAGCCCTTAATAGTTTTAAGAAGACTCTTGAGGTAAAGGAAGAGCCAAAGGCAAAGATAACGAAATCAAAGAAGAAATAATATGTTAGCAAAAACACATGGCGAAAAGAGTAAGAAGGAGAGAAAGGCAAAGAAGACACCAGCAAAGAATGGAATGCCTACTCTGACTGAAGACTATAACAAAGCAGATGACCTTGTTAGCCTTGTGTATGTTGATATATGTAATGGAGTATCAAGAAGTGATGTAATCCAGAAATTACAGTTGGGAGAATATGGTAATAAACCGATTAAAGCAAGACAATCAGCCTATTATTACAATGCTGCATTAGATAGGTTCGCAGTTGATACGGACATAGAAGCAGAGAAACTTAGGGATATGTTCTATGCTAGGTATGAAACAATCCTTGCTGAATGTATGAAGAGAAATGATGTGTTCAATGCTAGAGCAACCTTGGACAGTATGGCAAAGATATTCCTAGGAGTTAGGGATGGAAACCAGACAAATATTCAAGTTAACTCTGATAAGGATGGAGGGATTACAATCAATTTTGGATTTGATAATAATACAGTAGACGGTGAGGTAATAGATGAAGATTAATTTCAACATCAAATTGACTAAGAAACAACAAGAAGCTTATGACCTAATGCATCAAAGGGATTGTAAGTTTCTTGTTGCTCGTTGGAGCAGACAATGCGGGAAAACAGTTTTTAGCGAAATTATGATGATTGAATATCTTTGTATACCCCACACATTTAACGCTTATATATCACCAACATTCGCACAAGGTAAGAAAGTATTCGCAGAGCTTACACAACTCCTTGAGGGAACTGGTATCGTTAAGAAAGCAAATGCCCAAGACCTAAAGATAGAATCCATATATGGGGCAACATTGAAATTCTTCTCAATGGAAAGTCCAACATCTATCAGAGGTAATACAGTTAGTGGTATATTAGTGATGGATGAGGCTGCATTCTTTCCAACACAGCTGTCTGATGGAAGTGACCCTTACTACAATGTCATCTTCCCTATTATAAAGGCTAGAAAACCAAAAGTATTAGTCATATCGACACCAAATGGAAGGCAAGGGATGTACTATGATTTGTATCTCAAAGCATTCAATGGAGAAAAGGGTTATCACCAGTTAACAGCAACGATATATGATGATGACTTAATCACAAATGAAGAGATTGAGGAATTAAAGAGAGGTTATCCACCACTGGCATTTAAACAAGAGTTTGAGGTAGAATTCCTAGATAATGCATTGACAGTATTCCCTAATTTCTCAACTTGTTTCGATGGGCATTATAATGGAGGTAAATGTTGGATTGGAATTGACCCATCTTCAGTAGGTGAGGATAATACCATTGTATCCATCATAAATACTGAAGGTCAAGTAAGACAGTACAAGGTTGATGGAACATTAGACCAGAAATATGATAGGATTGCCAAGATTATCAATAATTACCATCCGCAAGCCACATATATCGAAAATAACTCGATTGGTGAAGTCATGGCGAATGAAATAAAGAAAAAGCTTATAAGAAAGAGTAATTTCTATACATTTACAACAACAAATGACAGCAAAAAACAGTATATATCTCTTTTGGCAGTCGATATTGCTAACAATGCGATACATTTTGAGGAAGATAATAGGCTATTGTACTCAGAATTATCAACGTTTACATTTAAGTTAACCAAGACTGGAAACATTACATATGCTGCAAAGGAAGGCTATCATGATGATACTGTGACAAGTTTGGGTGTATGTCTCCAGTGTAGGGAGGATTTCAAGCATCTTGGGGAGAATAATTATCATTTTGTTAAAATGAACATTAAACAATTTACATAATATGGACAATGAGAACGTAATTGACTTGGGAAAATGGACAGTTCCTACTAAATGGGAAGACGTAACGTTGGAAATGTTCCAAAAGATAGAGAAATATTACTCTGACAAGGACAAGGATTTTGATGTAAGGGAGGTTTTAGACATATTCACAGACCATACAAGGGATGAAATAGACCAATTGCCTATTAATTTCACTGATAAACTGTTGAATGAGCTTTCATTTCTAAAGGAACAGCCCAATTATGGTGATGCAAGTTCAAAAATAGAGATAGATGGCGAGGAATATTGTATAAATGTGATGGAAAAACTTAAAACTGGTGAATACGTTGCAATTGACACTATATTGAAGAGCGACCCACATGACTATATCTCAATTCTTGCTGTTCTATGTAGGAAAAACGGTGAGATATATGACTCCAAGTTCGAGGCAGAGGTATTTGAAGAGAGGCAGAAACTGTTTGCAAAACAGCCAATAATGAAGATAATGCCTTTGATAAGTTTTTTTTTAAGCTTATACATAGTACGCATGACACATTTCCAATTGTATTCGGAGGTGGAGGAAGGACTAAACCTCATTCAGCAGAATATAGACAATTCGGAGAATCTTGGGGTTTTCAAAAGACGCTCTTTGAACTCGCAGATGAAAAAATTGAGAAAGTTGCTCAAGTCAAACAAGAATATTTGACGGACACATTGACATTTCTGACGTATTTAATAGGGAAACAGCAGATGGAAGAGGCTGAAGACCAGTTCCAAGAACTGAGACGAAAGGCTAAGAGGGGTAGATGATAAGTCTACCCTTTTTTTCATGTTTAAAATAAAAATTATTATGCTTAAAGACGTAATTAATATATTAAAGGACATTTCACTTCGTCATAAGGGCGTTAGGACGTTCAGATACCAAGGTGAAAAGTTTAATAATGCTCAGAATAACCACAAGACCTACCAAGTCTATGTGGATGATATAAGTCTGCATGAATTGAATATTACCACAAATATATTCAAGGCAAGCTTTGAGATTTATATCTTAGGTTTTGTCGATGATGAGAACGATGTGTTAGAAGTCCAGAACAACGCATATACGATTGCTTGTGACATTATGGCTTATATTGATACTAAACCACAGTTCAAAGGAATATTGAGAGTTTACGATTACAGCCTTTTAACGCTAGCAAGGTATACAGATGATAGTTCTGCTGGAGTTAAGCTCTCCTTGACGCTGGAAATGCCTTCTCCAGTGAATCTATGTACATTGGATGATAACTTCAACGATGAGCCATATAAAGACGATGAGGATAAGGAGATTGATATAAATAACGAAGAGATTGGAGATATAGAGATAAATCCAATACACCTTCCAACAAATAGGATTTGCTAATGGAAATATCAAAGATTGTAATGGAGTTTTCCAAGGAGATAATGGATATTGTTAGGGTTGTGATGGAGAGCAATCTTCTAGATAACTATAAGGTTGGGAGGAATACCATCATTGGCTCTGACATTTACAAGAATCTCCAAGTAATAGCGAAGAACGATGGTGACTTGGTGTTTGACATCTTGCTCAACGACTATCTCACATACATTGAGAGCGGTAGAAGGAAAGGGGCGAAGATGCCACCAGTAGAGCCGATTGTAAGATGGGCAAGGTCAAGGGGAATTCCAACTGACAATTCAACGATATTCCTAATAAGGAGGGCAATATCTAGGGATGGAATAAGACCAAGACCTTTTATGGCAACTGTGATGGAGCAGATTGACCTTGATATGCCGAACTGGTATGACAAGATTTTTGACGAAATAACTAAATTGATAAATGATTTCTTTAATAAATAATGGCAGAGATATATTATAACAACGTTAGCTCACCAAGTAACATGTTAACTTTCACAGATATTCCGAATATATTGAAGGTAGAGGAATACATTTCTGGTACTAGGGCAGAGTTCAATTTCACATTCAACGGTAATTTGAGAAGCCAAGTAACTGCTGATACTCAGTTTTATGTAACATTTCTAGGCGAGACTGTAAGTAATGTAATGAATCCAGATGATGCAAAGAACAAGAGGTTTTTCATCAGTGAAAATGAGAGTGGTACGGCTATGTCATTTGCGAGGGCATTAAGGAATTGTTCAAGCATAGCGGCTGACTTCCATGTGATTCACAGTGGGAGTACTGTTACATTGCTTGCCAAGACGATTGGACAGAAATGGAGCAATATGTCAAATTACATACAGAGGAATATACCGACCACTTATCTATCTACAAATGGTACTGACGGAAATGCTAGTTCTGAATATTTCGGAGGTAAGATAGATGTTGACATATATAGCGGTGATACATGGGACAACAACAATGACAACTATGTAACAACGCTTGAGAAGAACTACTATGGCGATAGTTGTTCGTTTAACGTATCGCCAGTATTGGCTACATTGTCAGAGTATGGCAAGACAAACCCTTATAAGCTATCATTGAGTCTTTTAATGGCTAATGGTAACTGGAGGCACATCGGTGATGTAAGTGGCAATACAACGGTTGGCTATTTGGCAAACCAGAGCGATAGGTTTCTCTATGCTAGTGGCTTGCAGCTATTGATAAACAATAAAAGAGGTGTTAATGGGAGCATATTATACACTTATTTCAACGAGTTGCCTTATTCCATTCTATGCGGTATTGATACTGGTGGTTGGACTATAACTGTTTCATGCAAGGATTCTGCATTTAACGAGATATACAGAGATTCTTTCTCTGGCCGTAGGGTAACTTCGAATGTGCTGATAGACGGAAAAATAATTATCCCTCAAGGAATCTTGAATAACGCATATTATGTTGACGTTACGGCAGGTGTGAATGATGCTGTAAGATTCAATGTCATAAAGCCATTGAAGGCAACGGAGTATGCTCAGAGAATAGAATGGAGGAACGAGTATGGTGGCATTAGTTTCTTTGATTTCACTGGTGCTCGCAGCGAGACTGACAGTGTTGACATCGAGACCTATGAGAAGAATATATTTGACTACTATGAAACGAATGCGTTTGAAAGAAAGAAGATATACAGCAACGACTATAAAAAAACAGTGAAGCTTACATCGCACCTTATGGAAGAGGACGGAAAGTGGATTTTCAACTCGCTTATGAAATCAAAGAAGGTGTGGACTACTGTAAACGGGAATGTATATTATATAATTCCGAAAAGCATTGAGGTAAACGAAGACCAGAACTATAACAACATATATACAGCAACATTAACTTACGAATATTCAGACATATCATAATATGATTAGTAATGTACATTATTTAGAACTATACGTCAATGGAGAGCTTATTGAGCTTGTGTCTCAAGAGTCTTTGAACCTTCGAATAAACAACATACTGTTCGACCCAACGAAGACAACAACGACACAAGCTGAGTATTCATATTCATTTGACATTCCAAGTACACCGAATAATGACCGCATATTGAACTATGCGAATAATCTTTCTAGAATCAACAAGTTCCATGCGAGATACCCGTCACAAGTATATGCTGACGGTCATATGATTTTCGATGGAAGTTTGACGATACAGAAATATTCAGCAAAGGATAAGATGTACACTTGCAACTTGGTTAACATCAAGATTAACACATTGGAAGAGATATTCGGTGATATGATGATGACAGACCTCAAGTGGGAAGTTCCTTTTGACGGTGCGCCTACTATAAATTCGGTGAATTCAGATTATACCACAAAGTATTATTTTCCGTTGGTTAGTTATGGAGTATTCCAGAAGAAATATGTCACTAAGGATGAGGTTGCGGCAACATATACTCCAAAACACAATCTTGACAAATACAACAAATGGTGGATTGAGAGTTTCTACCCTTCCTTGAATATGGTTGAGACAATGAAGAAGGCTTTTGAGAACAAGGGCTATACGGTTGGTGGAAGTGCATTGTCCGACCCTAATATTAGTGGGATTTTCTGTTCTACCAACCTAGCGCAAGAGCAGACTCCGATTTATAACCTTGGCAATCCTAGGTTTGGTCTATGTACAATGAATATAAAATGGAATAACTATGGCTCTGTCAATACTTCGCCAAATTATTCTAGGACAGATGGTTGGAGAAATTCTACTGGAGGTTGGCAGCAAGACCTTGAATTTCCGTATTCCAAGGTAGAGCCGTATATAAGGGCATCTAACAGAGACATTGGTCCTCAGTACAATTTCTCTACGGTTGATATATGGAATATGATGGATTCCAAGAACAATAGCGGTGTTAGTGTTACTCTTAACCAAGAAACATATATGTATGACCCGAATGAAATGGTGATTGTTATACCAGCAGACGGTTGGTACGGAATATATCTTGGGGGAAAAGCCGAACTTAGCGGTGTCGGCAATACATTCACAGCAAAGCAGTGGACTAATACGTTCTATGAAGACGAAGAGCTTGCTGAGAGGGATGTGACAATCACAAATGGGCTGAAAGAGCTTACTCCTCTTGAAATACAGCTAATCAGGAACTACAATGAGAATGTCGAACTTATAAAGGGAAGCACAAACATCACCTATGATACTGGCGACCCAAATCAAACTGAATATACATATCGAGGTGAGTCATGGACTGGTGGTACATTCCAGAATAAAAAGGAATGGAAAACTGATTTTCCCCATCAAGAGCTTTATGGTTCTAAAGCACCTACAATAACTAGTGGCCTTGTCAATACGACAACATCCCAGAGAAGTTATACTACGAGTAATGTTCTTGAAATTATCACTAGGGGAGAGAGGAACGGTGGAAACGTTAATACAACCAATGGCAGTGGCCGTTATACAACATCAACTGGACGTACCTATACATCGCATGTTGGAGAAAGAGACGGTGGCTCTAACTACAACACATATGGTTACATACACAGTGAAGGTAATCCTATGCCTTATGACCAAGCTGTTTCAGAGGCATTTATATGTGGTTTCTCAACGTTGGGAAACGGCACTGTGTCTGTGATGAGAAATGGTAGTTCTTGGTCGAAGATGTGTTCTATTAACAACCAAGTGTTTACCAATATGAAAGGAATGGACTTGGTGAATAAGACCAGTGACGGAGGCACTGAAACCATTGCAACAGAATACTGCAAGAACACTTATGAAGGTGCGGTGTGCCAGATAAATAGTGATAACGGAAAGATAAACAATATGGTTGCGATGTGCTGCGTATATCTGAAGAAGAACGATATATTGGAGCTTGTTGCAGTACAGAGGGACTACTATGGCCAGAGATATGCTTGTTCCGCTGAAATGACGCTATCTATTATGGCCATGAGCAATAAAAGCGAGGCTGAATTAAGGGCAGACCCATATTGGAGCGTATATTCTAAGACACAGTTCCCTACAAATCTTAACCTCTTCAATTTCACAAACTCAGAAACAAAGGTAAGCGATTGGATTAGCAATGTACAGAAGGCGTTTAACCTTGAAATTGTACAAGACGGCAATACAATCGACATTAACACCAACCAAGGCATTAAAAAGACCATTAACAATGCTGTAGACGTTGACGATAGGGTTAATTCTGATGAGGCTGAGTCAGAATATATATCTTATCCAAAGGAAATGTCTGTAAAATACAAGATTGACACAGATGAATGGGGATTTGAGTTGACAGTGCCACCAGAACACATCAATGATGAGGGCGATGAGTGGAAGAATTGGGGAGACAGCGGATATACTGTCATAAGTCTGTCAGATGATACATATGAGACGAAGACACAGAACACCCAGACCAATTTCTCATACACCTATTATGATAATTTCACTTGGAAAGAAGTCTATGAAGATGGTACAGAAAGCTCTTCTGATGGCTTGACGATAACTATACCAGTGATTGAGAAGGCTGAATTTATGGCTGAAGGATATGGTTATGATGAAGCTATGAAACATGATGGGTATTCATTGACCCAAAGGTTTTGGTACAGAGACCAACTATCCCAACAATATGTATGGCTCAGTGACCATATGCATGAGAAGGTTTATCTAACATACCCAATGAACAGTTGGAATAGGTTTAATCTGTCATATAAGGACTCAGAGACAAGCATTGTGACGGAGTATTTCAACATCAGTCCTATGCTTTCGAGCAACTATGTGAAGATTGATGTACATCTAACACCAGATGAGTATAAGGATATAAAGGGTGGAGCATTGATTCATTTCGACTCAGATTTGTATTATTGCGGACAAGTTAATGGCTACGACCCATCTGGAGGCAATACCACAGAGTTGAAATTGATTAAGAAAATCTAATAAGAAAGGGTGATTGGAAGTCACCCTTTTTTCATGTTTAATTTAAATAATTAATAACAATGGCTGATAACAAGAAAATATATACTATTCAGATTAATGGTATTGAACAGTCAATCAAGCAAGTTGACGCATTATCAGATGCTCTACAGTTCCTAGACAAGAAGATAAAGGATTTGGAGAGCAAGAAAGTCAATTTAGATGTAGATACAACTACAAAAGATACATCTTCTAAAGATTCATCTAGAATTAGTAATTTGCAGACTGAGGATAAACTGCTTAAGCAGATAAAAAAGACAGAGGAACAGATTGCTAATGCTAGGAGGGAAGATTATGCTAGACTTCAAGCTGAGAAAGATGTTTTAAAGGAAATTACCAACGAGCAAAAGAAAAGAGCAGCAGCAGAGCGTTTGACAGCCAATAATTATTCCAACACAATGGCTGGAATGAAACAAGAACTTGCAGATGTTAAAACTGTAAGGAACTTTACTGATGTTACAAGCCAAGAATTCGATAAGCTTACCCAAAGAGCACTTCAATTAACAAACCAATTGAAAGAACTTGAGGAAGAGACAGGACAATTCGGACGTAATGTCGGTAATTATGGTAATTCTATGCAGCAAGTAAACATTCAAGTTGGCAATACAGTAAGAACGTTTGCAAATGCTAGAGAAGCTTCTAGAGTTCTCAATATGGAGCTTAAATCTATGGCTCTTAATGGTCAGAAAGGAAGCGAAGCATATGAAGAACTTGATGAAGCAGTTAAAAAGTTGAACAGCGATTTAAAGGATGTGACAAAATCCTCTCAAGCAATGGATGATTTGCTTGATACGATGGAGTCATTTACCGCATTAGGCTCAATTGGAACTGGTTTTTCAGCACTTTTTGGTTTCGATAACGATGAAATACAAAAGTCAATCCAAAGATTGATGGCTTTGCAGAATATTCTTAAAGGCATCGAGACTATCAGACAACAGATGAAAACTGGTGAAGGTCTTGGAGATTTGCTTTCAAGGGGTTCTGACAGAATTGATAATTTTGTTGCTGGTATTACTGGCGCAAAGAAAGGTGCTGAAGGTCTTACAATGGCATCAAAAACAGCCACACTAGCTGTAAGGGGTCTTTCATTAGCTCTTAAAGGAATCGGAATTGGTCTTGCTATTGAGGCTATAAATCTACTTATGAAAGGAATAGAAGCTGCTGGAGAAGCACTTTCTAGGTTCTTTAGTGGAACTGGTGGAAACATTGCAAATACATCAAATGTTGCAGCATCAGCAGTGGACGCTTTAAATAATAGGTTTAAAGAGCAAGAAAGAATATTATCAACTGACTATTTGAAAGGATACATCATTGATACCGAATATGCTAGGAAAGAAGTGCTTTTGCTTAACGAGGCAATGCAAGATAGCGTTAATATGATGAACCAATCAATATTGGCGAGTGGAAAATATGCTGATGAACTTAAAACATTAACTACTGCGTTCAATAAAGGATTTGATGAGCCAATTAAGATTAAATCAGATTTCCTTGATTTAAGTACTGTCATTAAGAATATTGACGGTGCTAAACAAGCATGGAAAGACTTCGCAAAAGCTGTAAGTAAAGGGGAAGACGTAGTTACAGCAACTGGTGCTAACTCTTTGACAGAGTATTTTGGAAGTTTTGTAGTAACAGCAAAAGACGCTAAACAGCAGTTTGAACAAATTGGACAAGCTATTGCTGGTAATTGGGCAAAAGAGATTACTGAAATCAATATAAAAACTGATGAGGGTAAAAGAAAACTTAGAGAACTTATCAACGAGCTTGATAATGACGAGGTAACTCATGCAGTATTGCTTAATCTACAAGATTATATTGATGATGAGGCTGTAGTTGCGAAATTCAATAATATAATCAAGTATGCTAGACAACTTGAGCAAGGTCTTAATTTCATGAGCGGCTCTACACCAGAGGGTTATAACTATTGGGAACAGAATGCAATAGACTCGATGGAGAAAGGTGAAGCCAAAATAAGAAGACAGATAGCTCTTAACGCTAAAAAAGAGAAAGATGCACTTATCAAGGAATATGGAGATTTGCCAGAGTGGAGAGCAAAAGAAATTGACGCAAAATACAATAGGCAACTTAAGGAGCAATTAGAGTCTGAAAGGAAATCAAGAGCCTCTGCTGCTAAACAAGCAAGAAAACAAGTAGAAGATGCTGAAAAAGAGCTTAACGAATTGAGGATTGCCAATATGAGGGAAGGTCTCGACAAGCAGATTGCACAGCTTAGAGAAGAGGAAAGACAGCGTATTCAAAAGGTTAAGGACACAGGTATTAAGGTAGGTGAATTAACTGCTGAAATACAGAAACTTTATAACCAGAAGATATTAGATGCACAAAGGGATTGGGCGTATGAAATGCTTAAGACTTATGATGACTTGAAAGAAGACATCGAAAGTAGAACTCAAGAAATATTCAGAATGGAGGCAGACAATGCTCTTCAGATTATTGCCAATGATAAATTCAACTATCAGCAAATGGCACAATTCCCAAGACCTACTATGGATGTTAATGATATGCAAGGAAGTCTTGATAGTTATGAGGCTTATTACAACACCCTACTTGACTTGGAAATAAGTGTAGCTGACAGAGAAGAAGCAGTATATCAAGAAAGGCTAGCAAAAGAGCTTGATTATGATAAAGAACAAGAAGAGCTTAGAAACAAGAGGGTTGCAGATGCCAAGACAACATCGCTTGTAATGGAAAAAATTGCAAAATATGAATCTGAGCATGGTGTTCCGCTTGTTCCAGATAGTGCAGATGCTGATTGGAAAGAGTTTGAAAATTCTTTGAGGGATAACCTTAGAAATATGAGAGGTGAGCTTGTCGATGCTTATAATGAAGGGAAGATTACATTTAAGCAATTTGTTGAGCTTTTAGAAAAAGAACAAGCAAACCATAATGCGAAAATGCTTCAACTTGAAAAGGATTATGCATCACAGAGCGAAAAAATAACAAACGAAAACCTCCAGAAAAAGCAGAAAGCGTATAATGACTATTACAATGGTGTAATTTCTAGATTTAGAAAGGGTCAAGATGAAATTTCAGATTTACTTGATGATATTACTGAAACAGACCCTTATGGATTTGGTATAATAAATTTAGGTAAAGGACTTGCGCAAATTAAACAAGCCAAAGAAGCAATTAAAGGTTTAGCAAATGATATTAGAGAAGAGAAAGCTAATTTGAAAGCAGACCTAGAAGCTAATAATATCTCTTATGAGGATTTCTTGATGAGGGATGAAGAGCTTGACAATGCACTGAAAGAAGCTGAAAACGGCTTGAAAGGTATAAGCAAACTTCAAGGTGAATTCATCGGAAAATGGTGGGGTTCTATTGATAGATGGGTTCAAGCAGTAGGCCAGACTGTCTATCAAGTTCTTAGCTCTCTTTCCGAAATAAGTGACAACCACTATGAAGCCGAAATCGAGAAGCAAGAAAAGTACATTGAAGAGTATGAAAAGCTTCTAGACAAGCAGAAGGATATTACTGAACAACATGCTTCAGCAATTGAATCAATAGAAGATGAGCTTTCTACAGCAAGAGGTGATAGAAGACAGCAGCTTATTGACCAGTTAAATGCTGAAATGGCAGCACAGAGAGCTTCGCTTGCACAAGAGAAGAAGATTGAAAGAGAAAGGGAAAAGGCTGAAGAGAAGAAAAAGAAATTGGAGCATGACCAAGCTGTTGCAAAGAAGAAAATGCAGCTTGCACAAGCATATATCAATATGGCAATGTCAGTTTCTATGGCAGCAGTTAATAATTGGCCAGTTCCAGCCATTCCAATGATGGCTCTTGCAGCAGCAGCTGGTGCAGCACAGATTGCAGCAATCCAATCACAGAACATTCCTTCATATGGAAGCGGTGGTGTCATCCAAGGAAAGTCACACAGAGAAGGTGGTGTTAAGGTCTTAGGTGGACAAGCGGAAGTGGAAGGTGGCGAGTTCATCACAAATAAAGTCACAACATCTAAAAACGTTGATTTACTAGAGTACATCAACACCAAGAGAAAGAAGATTAGTCTTGAGGACTTGATTGATTTCTATGGCGGTAATTCTCAAGTCAAGAAGAGCATTACGACAGTTAGGACTAAGTTCGCTGATGGTGGTATGATACCAACATTGAGGAATGACATCAATCTGAGCGACAGAATGCTTACCGCATTTGAGGATTATTCAAACAGACCAGTCCAAGTAGCAGTTGTGGACATCATAGATAGGACGCAAGCTGTCAACGATGTGAGAGTAATGGCTGGACTTGAGTAACATTTTGAAGCACACTTTTGCTTAAATAATTAATTCAAAGAGGGTTGTCTTAATTATAGGACAGCTCTCTTTCTTTTCATGTTTATGTAAAGAAAATAACGATGAAAAATAACAAATGGTCTGACTTGGGAATCAAAGATAAACTAGCAATCGGTTCTGCTTGTATTGCCTTTGCATTAGGTTGGGTTATAACTGGTCTTGCTGCTTTCATTCCATTGCTCATAAGCGAACAAGGAGTGCTCTGGATTCTTGGCCAGAGCCTTGTATATACAGCATCAGTATTTGGAGTATCAATGTATTTCAAATCTGAGACAATTCAACTAAGGCATGACATCGACAAGCATCTTGAACATGTTGAAAAAATGAGACTGAAGGAAAAAATGATAGATAAAGGTTTGAACAATGAAGTAGAAGAGGAAGATGAAGAGTAATACATTAATATGGGTATGCTTATTTATAATTGTTGTGATTTTGTCTATATTTTACATATATAGGAATTACAATGTGAGAGACATGATAAACAACGTCCAGAAGACAGACACCATCATAACTACCAAAACTGACACCTTGTGGAAAGATACAACAATAATAGAAAAAGAGTTCGTTCCAAAAACTATAGTAAAAACCAAAACGGACACTCTGTTCAAGGCAAATGGGGATACGATACAACTCATAACGGAGTCAAAAAGGTTCGATAAGTCGATTATAAGTGGCAAAGACACAGCGGATGTACAAGTTTACACCAGCGGCATAAATACAAGCCTAGACAGCCTTAAAATGCGATTTAAGACACATAGGGAGATTGTCACTAATACGGTTGAGGTGACGAAGTATGTAAAGGAGAGGAAAAGATTCATTGATAGGTTTCACATACAGCCTCAAGTTGGTGTAGGATACGGAGTTTTCAATAAGAAATTCGATGCCTATGTGGGAGTGGGCATTGGATTTGATATATAGTGAAGTAAAATGAATAGCATAGGAATGTATAAAAACCCCTACAATAATCAGTATGTAGCACCATACGGCTATTGTTTTTATCTCAATGGGGTTAATCAAGGAAGAATAATATGGGCATCAAGTCCAGAAAATTATTATATAGACAAAGACGATAATGGCTAAATATGAGAAAGATTGATGAAATAATCATTCATTGCAGTGCCACCAAGGAAGGAAAGTCTTTCTATGCGAAAGACATAGATAAATGGCATAAGGCAAGAGGATGGAAAGGAATAGGCTATCATTATGTGATAGACCTTGATGGTAAAATCGAAAAAGGTAGAAGCGAAGACCAGATAGGTTCACATTGTGTTGGACATAACAAGAACAGTATTGGTATATGCTATATCGGAGGTTTAGATAAAGATGGCAAGCCAAAGGATACAAGGACAAAGGAACAGAAGGAAGCATTATGGGATTTGTTAAGACAATTGCTATGCAAGTATCCAAAGGCAACAATACATGGTCATAATGAGTTTGCAGCAAAGGCTTGTCCTTGCTTTGATGTACAGAAGGAATATGATATTGTAAATCTTAAAAAATAACGTCATTGGTACTGGGCACTAGATTCGCTACCTAAATGTAAAGGACTGATGATTGGGGCTAGAGGTCGGTGAAACTCTAGCCCATTATTGTATATAACGCCCTAGACTATCTCTGCTGTTTTGATGCAACATAACGTTACATTTGCCACAGCAAGGCTCTACATTGTCTTTTGTATGAGGTTTATCATTGTCAATCCTATTGCACCCAATGACTTCCCATCCACTAATACCACAATGAGCACAAGGTTTTGGAAATATGTTCTCAACTATCCATTCTGCTGTCAAGTCACCTTCACCTCTATTATATTTTTTATCTTCTTGAGCATATGCTCTAATTAAACCATGCGCTCTGCCCATAGGAGTTTTATTATATTCTCTGTTATATTCTAAAATTTTATCTTTATTATTTTGATAATAACTTTGAATTTTTTCTCTATTTGCTTGATACCATTTTTTATTTCTCTCTCGTTTAATGGCTTTTTTTTCTTCTTCGGTGTAGTTATTCATGTTTAATAAAATTAGTTAATTTTGGCAAATATATAATAAATATTTCGAAATATCAAATTCTATGGCTAAAAAGAAAAAAATATACAAGGTTGGAATAGATAGTGAAACGTATGCCATCAGTTTGGTCGAAAGCCCAGCGATTGAGGAAACTTTAGTCGCTTTAGAGGAGCAGAAACCTATTAAAGTTCAATTGGCTGATGAAGAGAAATATATGGTCTATTCTGCTGTTTTAGTCCCTGATAAACCGATTTATAGACGTAATGAGGATGGTGATGAATTTTACATAGAGTTTACCAAAGAAAGCATTGAGAAAATGGCTCAAGAGTATCTGATGAATTATCGTCAGAACGAAATCACACTTGACCATGAAACTATGGCAAATGACATCACCCTTGTTGAAAGTTGGATTAAAACTGATATGTACAAAGATAAATCCGTTGCAATTGGTTTGTCAGAAGACCTTCCAATTGGAACTTGGATAGCTGGACTTAAGGTTAATCAAATTGATGCTTGGAATCGCATTAAGAATGGCGAATTGAGAGGTTTCTCAGTAGAGAGTATGATTAGTCTTGAGGAATTTTCAAAACAAGAACAAAATACAAATAATATGAATATAGAGACAAATGACAACATGTTTTGGGATAAAATGAAGAATATCCTATCAGAAGTGTTTACATCGCTTTCAATGAGCAAGAAAGATGAAGACATTATTAAAACGATGAACGAAAACACCAATACCATTGAGGAATTGGCTGCAATGAGTGGTTTTACAAGTGTTGAGGAATACCAGAAAGAGCTTGAAGCAACCAAGGCAGAACTTGAGGAAAATGCACAGCCTACAGAGCCTACGGTTGAAACTCCAAAGACTGAGGAACCAGCAGTTGTAGAAGAGCCAAAGGTTGAAGAGCCGAAACCAACTGAGGAAGAACCAAAGGTTGAGGAAAAACCACAAGAGAACAACGCACATCTTGAGGAACTTATCAACTCATTGAAAGAAGAGATTAACGCATTGAAGGAAATGAACAACGGTCTTAACGACAAAGTTAAGGAACTATCGAAAGAACCTTCAACAAAACCAGTTAATACAAATGCAAAACCAAGCGGTGCAAGCACTTATTCAGCTTGGAGAGAACAAATGAGAAACATGATTGGATGAGCCAACAAAAATATAAATCATGTTTATTACAAAAGAAAATAATAACACAAAAATCTAACTATAATTAATTATGGCTAATTTCATAGATTTATCAAACATCACATACTGTGGAAAGGAAGCACAGGAGATTTTCTCTAAAGATATATATGACATCGACCTTCGTCAGTATGGTATCACCTTCATGGATGGTGTAAAAGGTAAGATGAAGATGTACAATGGTGAGATTGGTGACGCATGGCAGTTGTATACTTGCCCATTCACTCCACAAGGTTCTGCATCATTGGCAGAGAGTTTCATTGAGCCATCAGCAATAAAAGTGAACCAGGAAAACTGCTATGATACGTTCTGGAACACATTCCTTGTTGACCAGACTGAAATCAGTTTAAGAGGTGGAATCCCACAGACTTTCGGTGAATGGTACTTTGGCAAACTTCGTCAGAAGATGGCTAAGGAATATCAGGAGATTTTCTGGCAAGGTGACACTGCTCGTACTGCTTCTACAAAGGCTTATTTGAAAGCTACTGACGGTATCGAGAAGAAACTTAAGGCTGACGCTGGTGAGAAAGTCACTGTTACTGCTTTCACTGTAGCTAACGTCATTGCACAAGTTGAGGACGCTATCCTTAAGGGTATCGAGCTTGCTAACACCAATGAGGTTGACACTGAGGGTTACAAGGTGTTCATGAACCATGCAGACGTAAGAGTTCTTGAGATTGCTCTTGGCAAACTTTGCTGCGGAAACTCAATGAATGACAGATTCAGCAACTATGGTAGAGAGAATGGTCGTATCTACGTAATGGGATATGAGATTGTTCCTACTATGCAGTCTAAGAACACTGTTATCTTCGGTCCTGCTCGTAACTTGGTTCTTGGTTATGATACTTTCGATTCACATCTTGAGTACAAGCTTATCGACATGAGAGAGACTACTGGTGACAATATGTTCAGAGTTCTTGCAATCAGCAACATCGCTGTTGGTATCATAATGCCAGAGTTGTTCGTATATGTATCTTAATAGACTCATTTGTCTACTAAATATATAAATCCTAGATGTTGGAGGGTGGACAATAGGGTTCACCTTCCACTCAAAACAAAAGAATAATAATTAATTTAAACACATATTATAATATGGCTTTAACTTGTAAATTAAATAGAGATATTCTTCGTACAACTTCTTGTGGTTACTCTCTTCCAGAGGTAAATGATATTTATCTTGCAAACTATGCAGATGTTGAGACTACTGTTTCAGCTAACACTGAGGGTTGTGAGGAAGTTGCTTCAATCACTTTGAAGAACGATGAAAAGTTCTATCACATTGAACCAGCGAAGAATTCAACCACTTTCGAAGATACCCTTGTCGTAGAGGATAGTGGTAACAAATATCGTACTCACAGCTTGACTTTCAATATTGCTGGTAAGTATGATTCTTGTCTTCACAGAGACTTGGATAACCTTGCACTTGGTCGTTACATGGCAGTCGTTGTAACTGCTGACGGACAGTGGCTTGCACTTGGTCGTTTGACTGGTCTTGAGGCTGAAACTGCAACTCTTAGCGGTGGTGGTGACACAAACGGTCTTCAGATTGTATTGACAGCTAACGTTACTGAGAGTGCTGTACCACTTAGTGCAGCTGCTATCGAAACTGTAAAAGGTTAAAAAGCAATAAAAGTTGAGATTTTCATTTGGCTATCTCAACTTTTTTTCGTATATTTTCAAAACAATAAAAGAGCAACACTAGTTGCTCTTTTTTCTTTTCATTTTAGGCTTTTCCTCTTTAATTTCTTTGTCTTCCCCTAGATAAATCAGTTTTTTGTGATTGCCTAGGACATCTTGTATTTCCTCAAGCCATATTTTACCGTTTTCTTTAATTATCTTACCCATAATGTTATATTTTAAATAAACATGATTTGGTCGTTTCATTTCATGTTTAGAATAAATAATTAAATCAATAATATGGCAGTAAGTACATATAACAATAACAATTGCAGATATAGGCTAGACAAGTTGGACAAGGTTGTTTACCTTATCAGTGAGGACGCTTCTAAAAACATCCACATTGATAACGGAGAGGCATATGTCACAGACATTGAACAAGAGCCATTGTCTTTGAAGGTCTATAACATTGCATTGACTGATACTGATGAATTAGATGAGAGGTATAAGTTTACTCACCAGTTGACGTTCAGTATGGATGGCTATGCTAACTACAAGGATTTCCAAGGCAGATACTTTGCCATTGTGAAGTCTCTAGACGGTGTTTATTGGCTTGTAAACCCATTATTCCCTTGCAAGGTGACATATACCTACACCCTTGACGCAAACGGCTCTCACACCGATTTTACGCTGTCTACAGCATCGAACCATCCTACGCTTAGAATACACAATATCAGTCATGCAACGCCTTATGATTGCGGATACAAACATTGCACATTCAGCGATTTGAAACTCAATGAGAGCATTTATTCGCTTAAGACCAATAATCATGTCCTTTACACAAATGACGGTTTCAAGGACGTTGTTTTCACAAGGAACAGCGGTGTTTTCACAGAACAGTTCGATGGAACGAATATCCATCATGATTTGAAGTTTGACATTAATTTCGATGACTATAAGAGTTCTTGGCACTATAACCTTCTAGAGTTTGTGGAGAACAGATATGCAGCCATTGTAAGGACAAGCTGCGACAACTATATCCTATGTGGTTTCGGTTTTGGTCTTAACCCTTCGTTCAACGTTGAGGCTAATGATGATGTGTCGATGGACAAGATACATATAGACCTATCAGATGTTCATGACAATGGCGATTTCATTGCATATGTTGATGAAATTACAATTGAAAGGGATGAGGCTGTCAAGTGGGTATATACAAAAAAATATAACGGGTATGAGTGTGTCGGCAACAACCTTGCGAGATACTTGCTTATGGAAGAGGTTGACGCTCTTATGAATCCTACTGGAAATTATAGGTTCTTGTTGGATATGAATCACAGTTCCCTTTCCTTAACATCGTTGGAACATTCACTGAGACTGAGACTTTCAACTCTTATGACTGTGCTGATGGTTGTAGAATCCAGACATCATTCCCATTGGAATTCGTATTCAACAACGTATCTTGTAGGGAATATTCATTGATTGCAGATTCAAATTGGTCAATAACCTCTTCTGCAAGCCATATCACAGTTACACCTTCCAATGGTCAAGCTGGTGTTTCCTACACCGTTCAAGTATGTAACACTCAAGAACCTTCTGCAACAGAGGTGACAAGCAACTTGAACCTTACATATTGTAATAGGACTAGGACTTATACTGTAAAGGTAAAGAAAGGAGATAGTTGTCTTCCAAGTGGTTCTATATTTGATATTTCAGCGAATGGACAGTATGTTACAATTCCTACTTCTTGCTGTGTAAAGAGTGCAGAGGATTTATCACACCAGATTACAAACGTATCAATACAGAATTCTTACATAAGGGTGTATGTTCCGCAGAACAATAGCGGTAATCCAAGACAGCTCATTATTACAATTACTTACTGTGATGAAAGAGAAGGCGAGGCACTTATCAACCAAGGTACTGGTTTTGAGCGTTGGGTTAAGGAATCCACTGGTTGCAGCGGAAACTATAAATGTGACGTTGAACGACGATACACTGGTACTACCATTTACAATGTAAATACTCGCACAGAGGAAACAAAACTTACCAACTGTGTTACATCAAGCGAATGTGGAGGCTCTACTATTCGTTGGATAGATTCTTCTGAGACAACTTGTAGTGGTGGAAAAAAATACATTGTGCAGATTGAACAAGTTTCAAGTGATGGTGGAAGTTCTTGGTCTAATACTGGAAACAAGCGTCTTGGCTCAGAAACGGCAGACCCTAGCGGAGAATGTGCTGGAGTTGAGGAACTTGAGGATTGGAGAGAGAACGGATATATCTGTAACGAGACAACCAAATATGTGAGATTGCAGCTGTATGTCTCAACTGATGGCCAGAATTGGGTGGCAACTAACACATATAAGAGGGGAGACAGAATAGTGGAGACCAATTCTGCTGATTGCGGATATATCATACCTTCGACTAGATGGACTTACGAGGATTGGAGACTTGTTGAGTCCGATTACATCTGTGATGATGGCAACAAGTATGAGAAACTTAGAAGATGGGTTTCAAACGACAATGTGAATTGGACTCCGACTGATGTATATAAGAGAGGCGAGTTAATTGAAGAGAACAGTGGAGATTGCGGATATGACCCATCTGTAACTGGTAACTGTTCGCAGTATATAGACGAGGGCGATACAATCTGTGATGGATTTGACAAGTTCAAGTATCTCAGAAAGTATGTAAGGAATTGTGAGGATTGCGACAATTGTACAGAAGAATGGATTGCAACGCAGATATACAAGATTGGCGATAAGGCCAAAGAGCATTCGTTTGATTGCGGATACATACCTTCAGATGACTATTTCGAATGGAGAAACGCTGGTTGGGATTGTAACGGCTATGACAAGTATGCTAAATATATAAAGTATATATCGGAGAACGGTAATGACTGGTATAAAACCAATATCTATAAGATAGGCGATACTCCGATTGAGTTTAATTCTGCCGACTGCGGATATGTGCCAAGGATAGAGTACGAGTACAAATGGATTTTAACATCCGTAACGATGTGTCTTGGGCATAACAAGTACTATGTTTACAAGAAACAGAGAAGGATAAGTGGCAGTTCTGATGCTTGGCAAGATGTCATTCCAACTGAAACATCGTATGACGGAAAGGGGACGATGCCGCCACAGCTTATTGAAGAAGATTCTCCAGATTGCGGATATGTGCCACCTGTAGAACCAAGGTACAGATGGGTAACGATGGACATCAACAAGTATTGGATTTGCGGTGACTGTGATGATACACCAGATGAAATGCAGAAGATTGAATATAGGGAAAACGATGAGGGAGCAGACATACAGTTCAAGAACTGTGATGACAGTTCAACGCTCACTTCAACTGACTATGGAGACAAGGACATCGTTTATGCAAAGATTGGAAGTTGTGTTACAACAATTGGTGCTGATGCTTTCAGAGGAAAAGCAAACCTCCAGCAAGTGATGATACCAAGCACAGTTGAGACCATTGCTAGCAATGCATTCAGTGGATGCACTGGACTCGTTGATTTCTCAGTTCCAATGAGTGTTGTGTCAATAGGTGACAATGCGTTTAGGGGATGCATCCAATTGAATAAGATTATGCTGCCAAATAATCTTACAACCATTGGTTCTTATGCATTCAGCGGTTGCAAGAACTTCCCATCAATCAACATTCCACAGTATATTACAATCATCCCTACTGGGTGTTTCTATGACTGTGATGGTATGACGGATATATATCTCCCAGAGAATGTTAGATTGATTCAATCAAAGGCATTCGGAGAGTGTGGAGGCTTAGTTAACTTCACTTGTTATGCAACAGAACCGCCTTCAATATATCAAGATACATTCAGTGGAATGAATGAACAGTTAAAGATATATGTCCCAGCAGCGAGTGTGGACGCTTATAAACTTGCTTGGAGCGCATATGCAGATAACATTGTAGCAATTGGAGAATAAAAATGGCACAAGATTTATGTAAATATTATAAGAAACAGAGGTATGCTAGTTATAATGACGGTTTGACATGGCAACCTCTTGAAGAGTATGAGAAGGGTGAGTTGTATGAGACTCACTCTGCCTCATGCGGAGCTGGCGTTTTCCAATATCGTTGGGTGTTGGTTGACAATGGATATATTTGTGATGGAAAGGACAGATACACTAGGGAAGTTTATCAATATTCAGAGGATGGTGTCGTTTGGTATGATACATTCCCAACTCAATACAGAAAAGGATACCTTGTCGAGAGCAACAGCAAATTCTGTGACAATGCTGGAAATGGCCAATATACAAGTGGAGACACAGAACCAGTGACTGGAGGTACATCCCCTTGTCCGCCGAATTACTATTGGGATGGGCATGATTGTGTGTGCAGCGGTATTTTTGTCGATGGAGAGTGTATAAAAGTATGCGATGACCCAAACTCACATTATGACCTTTCAAAAAATAAATGCGTCTGCAATGAAGGATATAATTACCAGCCTTGTAGTGTATGCGCAAGAAATATCCAAGAATGCTACAATCTTGGAGGCGTAGACCCACTTAAAATAGTCAAATGCTCGGAAGCCAATGGTGTAATTAACAGGTCTAATACTCAGTATTACACTAAAGGCTGGGTTTTGACTGCATATACCATTGGTGATTGTGTGCAACGGATTGATGACGATACTTTCAACGGACAAGTTGATTTGCTAGAGATTACAATCCCGTCTTCAGTTGTGGAAGTCGGTTCGAAGGCGTTTGCCAATTGTAAAAAATTAACGTCAATCAATTTTCCTTCTGACTACATAACATTTGAAAAAGATGCTTTTTGGGGATGTGACAATCTTCAATATATAACATTTGGTGAGACTCCGAATGTAATACCAAATGGGATATTCAGAAATTGTATTTCATTAGAATCAGTGGAATGGCTATCAAATGACAGTAATATAACAATAATTGGCGAATATTCGTTTGCTTTTTGCTATTCATTGAATAACGTAACGCTACCAGATACGCTTCAGACGATTGGCATAAATGCATTCTATGGCAATCGTTCATTAACAAATATTACTATACCAAGTGGCGTAACGTCAATAGGAGTTAGCGCATTCGAGAATTGTACAGCAATGACATTTGCCAACATCAATTCAAATGAGGTGTCAATAGGAGATGCTGCATTTAGGGGCAATACAAGCCTCACAGCGGCAACAATCAACTCAAGTGAGCCAACTATTGGCAGTAATGTTTTCAGTGGCTGTACGAGGCTTCTAAAGCTTACATTCACAGCGGCAGTCCCGCCACAAATCAGTCAAGTCGCTCTAGATAATTCCAATGAATGTGCAATATTTGTCCCATGCGATAGCGAAGAAGCCTACAAGACAGCTTGGTCACAGTACGCTGACAGAATCAGTTGCAACGACCCTGGTATTTATTACCGTTGGGTTGATGACCAAAATACATATTGTGAAGGAACTGACGAATACGCAAGACAGAAGCAGCAGCAGACAACAAATGGTGTCACTTGGACTGATACTGGTGCTTATCGCATCAAAGAATTAATTACACACTATTCAAAGAAATGTGGATATGTTGGTGATGTTGCATTGACTGTAACCAATGAGGATGGATATACGAGGTATTACGAGCCTTGTCAATAATGATTTCAAATATAATACAATAATGGCAATAATTACAAGAAGTTTAACTGATGCAGCTAGTGCAAGCACAGCAAGCAATATAGGACTTGGCAGCTGTGTTACTGAAATTGGACAAGGTGCTTTCAGCGGATGTACAAATATAACAGAAATAGGCCCAATTGGTAGCGGGGCATCGGTTGAAATACCTAATAGCCTCGCCACAATTGGTAATTATGCTTTTAAGAACTGTAGTAGTCTTAAAAGTGTTACTTTTGAAAATGGTATTTTAGCTATACCAAAATTTTGTTTCGAAGATTGTTATTCTTTGGCAAGCGTAACAATCCCTAGCAGTGTTACAAATATAAGTGATTACGCATTCAGATATTGTAGTGGTCTTACAAGTGTACAAATTGGGAGTGGTGTTACAACCATTAGTGTAAGTGCTTTCCAAGGGTGTAAAGGCCTTACAAGCGTAACAATCCCTAGCAGTGTTACAAGTATAAGTGATTTCGCATTCACTAACTGTAGCGGTTTAACAAGCGTAATAGTTAATTCCGTAACACCACCAACAATTGGAACAAGAATATTTAATGAAACACCAATTTCTGATGGTAATGGTATTATATTTGTTCCATGTGATTATGTTGATATTTATAAAGCAACCAGCGGTTGGAGCGATTATGGAAACAGTATAATTGGTTTAGACCCTTGTACTTTTATGGGGAAAATAAAAGCAAAAGATGCAAACAATAATGTCATAATAATTGAAAGTTGTTCTTCAACAGATATAGGATGGGGAAAATATAGAGATAATTTGATAATGAAAGAGGTTGAAATAGGAAGCTGTGTTACAACAATTGGTGCTAATGCTTTCAGCGGTTGTTCTAATTTGTCATCAATTGATTTTATAACACCAAGTTCCTTAGCAAGCATAGGCGATTACGCTTTCGCTAAATGTAGCGGTCTTACAAGTGTAACAATACCTGATAGTGTGGCAAGCATCGGTAGATATGCTTTCAGCGGTTGTTCTAATCTCGCAAACATAGATATTCCAGACAACGTTACAAGTATTGACACTGGAGCTTTCAGAAACTGTAGTGGCCTTACGAGTGTAAGAATTCCAAGTGGTGTTACAAGCATTAGTAGTTATGCTTTCGGCTACTGTGGAGGCCTTACAAGTGTAACAATCCCAAGTAGTGTTACAAGTATTAACGCTGGAGCTTTCAGGAGCTGTAGTAGTCTTACAAGTATAACTATACCTAATAACGTTACAAGTATTGGTAATTATGCTTTCGATGGATGTAGTGGCTTTACAAGTGTAACAATCCCAGACAGTGTTACAAGTATTGGTACTAATGCTTTCAGTGCTTGTAGAAATCTTGCAAGCATTAACATTCCAAGTGGTGTTACAACCATTAATGCTTATGTTTTCAGAGGGTGTTTGAGACTTCTGAGTATTACGATTCCAAGTGGTGTTACAAGTATTGGCGATGAAGCTTTCTATGTTTGTAGAAGTCTTACAAGTATTACAGTTAATGCAACAACACCTCCTGCACTTGGTTCTGATGCATTTGTTGATACAAATGATTGCCCAATTTATGTTCCAGCAGAAAGTGTCGATGCGTACAAAGAAGCAGTTGCAGAAGGATGGAGCGTTTATGCAAGCAGAATTCAGCCGATACCGAATTCATAATATTAAAAGGGGTGATATAATGAGTATCACTCCTTTTTTTTCATGTTTATCATAAATACGTATTTAACTATGAATATTAATAAAATAAAATTAAGTGGAACTACTTATAACATTCAAGATGAGAATGCAACGAAGACTGTGGAGCTAACACAAGCCCAGTACGATGCATTAGCTGTTAAAGACCCAAACACCTTCTACATCATAACTGATGCTACTGCTGGGGATTTATCAAACTATTATACCAAATCAGAGACTTCTGGAGCTACTGAAATCAGCACAGCATTAGCATCTAAGGCTGATACAGCAACGACCTACACCAAGACTGAGGTTGATAATGCTATCACTGCTGCAACATCTACAAAACAAGATACCTTAGTAAGTGGAACAAATATCAAGACCATCAACAATGAAAGCATCTTAGGAAGTGGAAATATAGATGTTCAAGGTGGTGGTGGCGGTTCAAGTTATACCGCTGGTGATGGTATTGACATTACCAATGATGTAATCAGTGTAACTGGAAAGGTTGATACTACAGCATTCATAGCACATACAGCTGATACAGTAATCCATGTAACATCTGCTGAAAAAGCATCTTGGAATGCAAAGAGTGATTTCAGTGGAGATTATAATGATTTAACAAATAAACCTACAATACCAACTGTACCTACAAGTAATACTGCATTCACCAATGACGCTGGATATATTACATCTGATGCACTCAATGGTTATGCAACAACTGGTGATGTTCAGACAGCAACTGCTGATATGGCAACTAAAACTTGGGTTGGAAACCAAGGCTATCTTACAGAACACCAAAGTTTGAGTAATTATTACACAAAGTCAGAAACTTCTGGTGCTACTGAAATCAGTACAGCACTTGCATCAAAGCAAGACCAGCTTGTAAGTGGAACAAATATCAAGACCATTAACAACGAATCAATACTTGGTAGTGGAAACATAACCATTGAAGGTGGCGGAAAAGCAATTAATGCTGGTACGAATATCTCTGTTACCACTGGAGAGACTGCTGATACAATCAACTGTACATTGCCAATAACAGCAGATACAACTACTAATGCCCCTAAAATTAAAATAGGCTCGGACTATTCTCTATTAACTAGTAATTCTTCTGTAAGTCCATATAACATAACTAAAGCATATGGTAATATATTATTTGGCAATAGTAATACTGTATTCAATAACGATGGCAACGGTGGTGAAATATCTTATAATTTTCTTTTAGGTGCATTTAATAGTGTACAAGCTGTTGGTTTTTATAAACCAACTGCATCATCTAATATGCTTTGTGGAAGTAGAAATACTACACAAAGTTCTAATGATTTTGCTTTTGGTAATTATAACACATTTTCAAAAAGTCATCAATTTGCTGTAGGCGATTATCATACACCAAAAAATGATTATGAGACTAATTTTGGTAAATATAGTATCTCTGTTTCAGCATCAACAGCTTTTGGTAATAGTGGAAATACATTATTTTCTGTTGCAAACGGATATAATACAGCAAATACACATAATGCCCTTGAGATAAGGCAGAATGGTGATATATACATTGCAGACACCAATGATACATCAACTACTAATTATTATCAGAAACCGATGATTAAGCTTCAAGATGCATTAGGAGACACAGTTGATACAGAAATAACATCAGCATCGACAAATCCTGTTACATCAGCAGCAATATACAATCAGTTTGGTGGTCTCAAACTAGTTAAGTTAACCCAGAGCGAATATGATGCTTTATCAACAAAGGATTCTAATACATTATATGTAATTGTAAATTAATTATGAAAATAGGAAATTTAGATATAAGTTCATTCAAGGTAGGTGGGGCAGATTGTTCCATCTATCTTGGTGATACAAAGTTGTATCCTAGTGAAGAGCCAACTCCAACGCCAACATATCATTGGGTATCATATTCAGAAGGTGATACAATACCAAGCAATGATGTTTATAACACATATGGTTTTAAAATACAAACTCAAACATTATTAGACATATTTAACAATGGAGAACAATTTTCAATATCTTTTTATTCTGAGGAAAAAGACCAACTATTTCATCCTGTAAGTAATATAGAGTTTGCTTTTCCTTATGATGGTGAAATATTTTTTGCTATTGACGAAGAAAGTCAAGAAATAAGTTATGACCCTGAAAGAGATGAATATTTAGAAATAATTTTCTCTGATTATGGCGTTAACTATAACTATAATGTTTTTGAACTTCATTATGGAGAAGAAGGCGATACTATCACAGTATATGACTTTCCATTTGGTATGGATTTGTATGAAGAAGAAACACCAACTCCACAGACATTGCAGTGGGTAACATTCAACAATGGCGATACAATACCATCAGACCTTGATATATATGGCACTAAGGGTAATGCTAATGACTTGTCAAATGCAATTGTGGGTTGGTTCACACTATCGAGAAGAAATGTTGAAATAAATATTAATGGCTGTTATTCTGATACCGTTTCAATGGATGATAATGTTGAATTAATATTCTCAGGACTTGGGACTTGCTCAGATTATTACAATCTTGAAGTTGAACAATTTGTTGGCGGTGGAAGTATTCAATTATACATTTATGCATAAAACATTATGATTAAATACAACAATAATACAATAAATGATTGGAATTTCGATACAT